CGTCCGCGTCCTCTCCTGGAAGGGGCTCGAAGCGTGATGCACGCGATCCTGGCCGCCAGGACGAACTTCTCCATCGGCGAGAGCATCCTCGCCATCGACACCCTGGTCGACCGCGCGGCCGGCGCCGGCGCGAAGGCGGTCGGCGTGACCGACACCATGTCCGCCACGGCGCTGATCGAGCTGACCCAGAAGGCGCGAGATGCCGGGATCAAGCCGGTGATCGGCTGCCGGCTGCGGCTCGTGGACGACGTGACCTGGCGCAAGACCAAGGAGGACAAGAAGGCGCCCCCTGAGTTCTTCGTCACCTGGTATGTGCTGTCGCAGACCGGGCTGATGGCGCTCTACCGGCTGCTGTCGCTCGCCAACAGCGCGGACCGCTTCTACAACAACGCCAAACTCTCGTTCGATGATCTCTATTCAGAGCTTGCGAACGTCACTGCGGCAGACGTCGCAATCGCGACAAGCGACGCGCACAGCGTCGTTTCGCACAAGAATGCGTCGCAGATACTCACGAAGATTTCCGACGCTCTGAGCGCGTCTAATACGTTTTGCACGCTGGTGCCGGTCGACACGCCCTACTGGGACACCCAGAACGTGCGCGCGCTCCAGCTCGCCGAGGAGCTCGGCCTGCCGACGCTCGTCGCCGCGCCCGCCCTCTACGAGGAGGGCAGCGCCGACGCGGCCGACATCATGAACGCCGTCACCCGCAACGTGAAGCTCACCGAGCCTTGGGCGTGGTTCAACCCGGTGCGCGACCTGCACCCGAAGACCCTGCCGGAGCTCGTGCGCGACGTGAAGACGGCCGCCAAGCGCCTCGAGGAGTTCCGGGGCGTGCCGACCAAGGGCCGCTTCTCCGAAGGCCTCAAGAACACGGCGCGGCTCGTCGACATGGTCACGTTCGCCTGGGCGAAGTCGGCGCCGTCGCTGCCGATCATAGCGCCCGACGAGTTCAAGACAGTCGTGGCAGCCTGCACCAAGGGTTGGCACGAGCGCTTCACCGCGCCGGTGTTCGGCCACCGCCCGTCGAACCAGGAGCTCAAGGACGTCTACCAACCGAGGCTGCGCTACGAGCTGACGGTCCTCAAGAACCTCAACTTCTCGGGCTACTTCCTGCTCGTGCAGGACGTGGTCGTGTGGGCCAAGAGCCAGGGCATCCTGGTCGGCCCCGGCCGCGGCTCTGTGGGCGGCTCGCTCGTCGCCTACCTGATGGGGATCACAGACTGCGACCCGCTCCGGTTCGAGCTCCTGTTCGAGCGCTTCATCAACCCCGAGCGTATCGACCTTCCCGACGCCGACCTCGACTTCATGTCCGAGCGCCGGCACGAGGTGTTCCAATATCTCATCCGCAAGTATGGGACGGCGCGCGTGGCCGGCGTCTCGAACTACGGGCGTCTGGGCGCGAGCTCGGCGATCCGCGACGTCTCGCGCGTGTTCGGCCTCAACGAGGAGCTCTACCGCTGCTCCAAGTTCGTGCCGAAGAAGCACGGCCAGCCGGTCAAGCTGCTCGCTGCGGCCGAGGAGGTCTCCGAGATCGCCGCCTTCCGCGACGCGAACCCGGAGATCTGGGACACGGCCGAGAAGCTCGAAGGCTGCCTGCGCAACTTGAGCCAGCACGCGGCCGGCGTCGTCGTGGGCGGCGTCGACCTGGTGGAGCGGGCTGTCATCGAGCGGCGCAAGGCGCCCTCGAAGCCGAAGGAGGGCGAGGAGGCGGTGCCGGATCTGCCGGTGGTGTGCTGGGACAAGCGCATCGTCGAGGACCAGGGCCTGGTGAAGATGGACATCCTGGGCCTCAACACCCTGGACCTGATCGCGCTCACCACCGACTACATCCGCCGGCGCCGCGGCAAGAAGGTCGACCTGCTGCGGATCCCGCTCGACGAACCCAAGGTGCTCGACAATTTCGCCCGCGCGATCTCGACCGGCATCTTCCAGTTCGAGGGCGGCGGTATGCGCCGGCTGCTCAAGGAGCTGGGCAAGGACGGCACGATCACCTTCGACGACATCACGGCCGCAACCGCGCTCTATCGTCCGGGTCCGATGGAGTCGGGCATGATGGACAGCTACTGGAAGCGCAAGCAGGGCCACGAGAGCGTGGACTACGACCACCCGCTCCTCGAGCCGGTGCTCAGCCCGACCTACGGCGTGTTCGTCTACCAGGAGCAGGTCATGAAGGCCTCCCAGGTGATCGCAGGCTACTCGGGCGCGGAAGCCGACAAGCTCCGCAAGATCATGGGCAAGAAGCTTCCCGAGGAGATGAAGAAGGAGCGCGGCAAGTTCGTCGAGGGCTGCGTCAAGACCGTCGCCTGCACACCCGAGTGGGCGGGACAGTTGTTCGACAAGATTGAGGGCTTCGCAGGTTACGGCTTCAACAAAAGTCATTCCGTAGAATACACTTTGATCTCCTACCAGGCGATGTATCTCAAGACCCACTACCCGGTGGAGTTCTTCGCCGCGGCGCTCACGCTGATGCCCCAGGACAAGCTGCCCGGGCTGATGAAGGACGCCGAGCGGATGGGGATCGAGGTCGACCTGCCCGACATCAACCACTCGACCAACCAGTTCGAGATCGTGACCGACACGCGGCTGTGCATGCCGTTCAACCGGATCAAGGGCATCTCGGCGCTGACCACCGAGGCGATCCTGAAGGCGCGGAACGACGGGGTCGGCCCGTTCAAGTCGAAGGACGATCTGTCAGCCCGCGTCGAGCGGCGGCGCTGCAACGTCAAGCACGTCGGGCTCCTCGACCTGGTCGGGGCGTTCGCCGACATCGAGCCAGGTCAGCTTCCGCGCCGGCACCCCGACCGGATCAAGGACCAGCGCGAGCTGATCCCGGGCCTCATCACGGCGCACGTCCCGATCAACCGCGACATGCACCGCGACCGCGACAGCCGGATCAAGATCCTGGAGGTGTTCGCCGACTACTCGGATGGCTGCGCCGAGGACGGCATGCCGGTGAAGATGACCACGGGCAAGAACATGCGCTTCATGGTTATCCTCGACGCGCCCTCGAAGGGCGAGGACGCCTCGGGCCGCATGAGCTACGACACCCGCGGCAGCTACTGCGTCAGCGAGTGGGTCCAGGAGGCGCTCGACGCCAACGACCTCAGCAGGGCCGACGCCTACTGGACCGCGCTCATCAAGAGGCCCAAGGCCGGCAAGCAGGTCTCGGCCTCGGAGATCGCCACCTACGCGCCATACCTCCAGCGCGAGATCGAGATCCTCAAGCCGCCGGTGATCGTGCTCCTGGGCTCAACCACGGTTCGCCAGTTCATCCCCGACTTCAAGGGCAAGGCGTCCGAGGTCGCGGGCGAGGTGGTCTACCACAAGGGGCTCGACGCGAACCTCGTGATCGGCTTCGCCCCGGGCGAGATCTTCCACGAGGCGTCCAAGCAGGCCAAGCTCAACGAGGTGTTCGAGGTGGCTGCGGCGCTAACGAATGGATAGAGAACAAACTCGGTTGACTAGCGCGCCCTCGCGTAGAGGGCGTGTCAAGCCCTACTGAGCGCATCTATCCGACAAATTCACAAGTCAACGCACCGAACCGTGTGTTCTGTGCATGATCGGCAGAAAAAGCGCGCAGGTTGTGGATATAGGCGCGCTTGGCCCGTCCCGCATCGAGACCCCATGGCAACTTGCAGTTACCTTAAGTGCGTCGGGCAAATCCGCGCCGACGCACACACGAGAGGTAATGATGATGCTCATGATCCCATTGGGTTGCAGGATCACGCTGACGAAGAACCCGAGCGGTGAGTGGTCTCTGACCATCACGCTCGGGCTCATGTAATCGTAGCTGCTAGACTACTACCGCTAAGAGAGTTCGCGGGCGGCCACCTGCGAACTCCCCGCTCGTAAGATAGCCTTACGAGCGGGCTTGTAAACGGAGTGTTGTGCCAGCCCGACGACCGATTCCGGGCCTTGTGGACAACCGTCTCGCGCGTTTCCCCTGCTTTTCCCTGCGAAAACCCGACATGCGCTCGCTATTGAAAGTCAGTCAGCACTTACTCATGCGAGACACGAGTGAACGCGCACAGCCCGCTCATCGGGGTCGTCATCCACGGCCCGATCACCATTAATCTCACGATCAACGCCGCCACTCGCGAGCGCCCGGAGCCCTCGCGGCCCAAGGCGTCCGAGCCGGCCGCTCAGCGCGTCAGCGTCGGCCGGATCGTCCACTACCACCCGACCGACGAGGAGCGGCGCCTGATCGCCCCGAAGTCGGAGCAGCCGTTCGCCGCGCTGGTGTGCGGCGTGTTCGGGGCCGGCGACGGCAGCGACATCTGCTCGCTGATGGCCTTCCCGCCCGGCAAGCGCGGCTTCGTCGTGCCGGAATGCCGCCGCCAGGGCGAACCGGGCACGCCCGGCACCTGGTCGTTCCCGTCAAGGGTCTGAGCCATGAGCGACGAAGCCCAGACCGACGAGACGCCGGCAGCCCCGACGCCCCCTGCCCCGAAGCCGATCCAGGTCCGCAAGGTCCAGGTGAAGGACTTCCTCGCCGAGGAGGACCTCAAGGGCAAGCTCTCCTACTCGCTCAACGACCTCTCGACCGCGATGGCCGAGCAGGCGGCCCTGTTCGCCCACTTCGGCGTGCTGGCGGCCAAGGCCTCGCGCCAGGTCGACAACATCAAGATCCTCATCGAGAACACCGAGGCGCGCGTCGATCGCGAGATCCGCGACGCGATGGCGATGCTCAACGAGAAGATCACGGAAGGGATCGTCGAGCGGAAGATCGCCCGGCACCCGCAGGTGGTCGCCTACAAGCGGGCGCTCAACGAGGCCAAGCAGATCGAGAAGGTCGCCAACACGACCCTCGAGGCCTTCCGGCACCGCAAGGACATGCTTGTGCAGGCCGGCGCCACCTCCCGCGAGGAGATGAAGGGCGAGATCTCCATGAGCGTGAAGCGGGAGCTGGCCGACAACCAGCGCTCCGCGGCCGAGCGCGTCGGCGCACGGACGGCCCGCACGATGGCCGAGCACCAGTGATGGTCGTCGGCGTCGCCCTCCTCATCCTCGGACCACTCTTCTGGATCCGCTCCCGGATCAAGAAGCCGCGCCGGCCCATCCCGGCGCC